AGCGGTTGCCCGTTTGCTGCAGACGCAGGGCGTTGTCCTTGCAACCGATCAGGAGTAACCCATGAGTTTTAACGGTTCCGGCACTTTTGTCATTAACTCCTCCGGTCAGCCGGTAGTCGCCAATACGGTAGCCTCTGCCACCGTCTTTAACGCCTTCACCGCCGATATCGCCACCGGCCTTTCGACCTGTATTACGAAAGACGGCCAGACCACGCCCACGAACAACATCCCGATGGGCGGGTTTAAGATTACTGGCCTCGGCGCAGGGACAGTTGGCACCGATGCTGTCCGTCTGTCGCAGTTGCAGGCGGGTACGTCGCAGTTGTTGACGGTGAGCGGCACGGACACGCTGACGGCGTTGGGTACGCCTACTGTGACGGCGTATGCCACGGGCAACCTCTTTTACTTTGTCGCTGCGGCGACCAACACCACTTCGGTCACGCTGAACGTGGACGGCCTCGGCGCAAAGGCTGTGACGCGCCACGGATCTACGGCGCTCGTCGCGGGCGATATCCTCACGGGCGAGGTGTGCCTTGTGGTGTATGACGGTACGCGCTTCCAGTTGCTTAACCCCGACTCGTATACCAATCTCAACGTGTCTGGCAATCTCACGCTCAACGGCGGAACCGCCAACGGCGTGGCGTACCTCAACGGCAGCAAGGCGCTGACCTCCGGCTCGGCGCTGGTGTTCGACGGCACGAACCTCGGCATCGGGACGAGTTCGCCGGGGCAGCGGCTGGATGTTCGCGGCAACCTCGCGTTGAGCGCGGCCAGCGCAACCGTGAACGGCTTTCAAGAAATCTCCTTCCCTGCTGGCATCTACGGCAAGGCCGCGATTCGCGGCATCAGCACAGGAACGACTGACGCAGGCGCGTTGGCATTTCTGACGGCTCCTGCTGGCGATGTCCCTACCGAACGCGCCCGCCTCGACTCCTCCGGCAACCTCGGCATCGGGACGAGTTCGCCCACCGCCGTCCTCGATGTCAACGCCGACAAGATGCGCCTGCGCACGGCCAAGACGCCGAGCAGCGCCACCGACACCGGCAACGCGGGAGACATCTGCTGGGACTCGTCGTACCTCTACATCTGTACGGCGACCAACACATGGCGGCGCATCGCGCACGCGAGCTGGTAACAGGAGGCTCGCCGTGAACGCACCAATCGAACGAGTAGGAGACATCGCCGCAGCCGGAAGCGTGACCGCCGCGAGCGTGTCGTGGTTGTCGCAGGCGAACGAGATCATCTCGCTCATCGCCGGGCTCATCGCCATCGCGGCCGGCTGCTTCGCCATCGCCGTGCACTTCAAGAATCTGAGGAAGCTCTGATGGAGCCGAAGTGGCTCACCCGCGCGCGCGCCTTCCTCGGCCTCCGGGAAGTCCCCGGCAAGGCGACGGCGCCAATCATCAGCAAGTGGCTCGTCATGCTCAAGGCATGGTGGCGCGACGACGAGACGCCGTGGTGCGGGGTGTTCGTCGCGGCGGTCATGCGCCTCGAGGGATTCAACCCGCCGCCGCACTGGTACCGCGCGCGGGCATGGCTTGACTTCGGCTCCCTGCTCAGAGAGCCCGCGCTCGGCTGCATCGCGGTGTTCGAGCGCGGCGGCGCGGGCCATGTCGGCTTTGTCGTCGGGAACGATGAGGCCGGGCGGCTGATGGTGCTCGGGGGCAACCAGGGCAACGCCGTGACCATCGCGCCCTTCGACCGCAGCCGGGTCTTGGGCTACCGCTGGCCCACCACGAACCTCGCGCCGGGCGGTCCTCTGCCGCTCGTCGCATCTCGGGGGGCGAAGCCCTCCATCAACGAAGCGTAGGAGATAAAGCATGAACGGAGAACAGATCGCGGGCATCGTCCGCGCCATCGTGGCCGCCCTCGGCGGCTTCCTCGTCGCCAAGGGTGTGGCCGACGCCGAGACGGTCGCGGCCGTCGCCGGCGCCCTCGCCACCCTCGCCGCGGCGGCGTGGTCGGTGCTGTCCAAGAAGAAGCCCGAGGCGGCGTGAAGCTCTGGCTGGGGGCGGGACTGGCGCTCGCGCTGGCCGCCCTCGGCTGGGTCGGCTACCGGACGGCGTACCAGAGCGGCTACGAGGCCGCAGGGGCGGCCGTCAGGGCCGAGTGGTACTTGGAGAGGGCCAAAGCCGCAGAGGCCGCTACAGCGGCTCTCAGGGCGGAAACGGCCAAGCATCAGGAGGTGGAGCGTGGACTCACGGACAAGCTGGACGCTGCTGATCGCCGCGGGCGCGACCTTGCTCGTCGGCTGCGCGACGCCCGCGCCGCCCCCGGCCTGCCCGGAGCGTGTCCCGATGCCGCCCCGCCTGATGACCCCGCCGGAGAGCCCGGCGACGCGGGAGGCATTGGAACGGCTCTTGCCGACCACCTCGCCGCCTGTGAGCGCGACGCCGCTCGCTTCGCCGAGCTCCAAGCCTTGACCAGGGACTGACATGGCACTTATCCCCATCAGCCTGCCGCCGGGCGTGTACCGCAACGGCACCGACTACCAGAGCAAGGGCCGCTGGCGCGACGCCTCGCTCGTCCGCTGGTACGAGAACACCATGCGTCCAGTCGGTGGCTGGCGCAAGCGCGCGACCGGGCAGGTTACGGGCAAGTGCCGCGGCCTGCTCGCGTGGCGCACCAACGGCAACGCCCGCTGGATCGGGATCGGCACCCACAGCAACCTCTACGCCATGAACGAGGCCGGCACCATCACCGACATCACCCCGACGGGGTTCACGGCGGGCAGCGCCGATGCGGTGCTGAATCTCGGCTATGGCGGCGGCCCCTACGGGCTCTTCAGCTATGGCACCCCGCGCGCCGACACCGGCAGCGTGACGCCTGCGACCATGTGGACGCTCGATAACTGGGGCGAGTACCTGCTCGGCTGCTCGAACTCGGATGGCAAGATCTACGAGTGGCAGCTCAATACCGGAAGCGACGCCGCGGCGCTCGCCAATGCTCCGACCAGCAACAAGGCCGTGCTCGTCACTGCCGAGCGGTTCGTGCTGGCGCTCGGTGCGGGCGGGAACGCGCGCAAGGTGGCGTGGTGCGACCAAGAAAACAATACCATGTGGACCCCGGCCATCACCAACCAGGCGGGCGACTTCGAGCTTGAAAGCGTCGGCTCCATCGTCACCGGAAAGCGCCTGCGCGGCGTGTCGCTCATCTTCACCGATGTGGACGTGCACACGGCGCAGTATCAGGGGCCGCCGTTCGTCTACGGCTTCGAGCGCATCGCCACCGGCTGCGGCGTGATGAGCGCGCAGGCCGTGGCGGCGGTCGAATCAGTCGCCTACTGGTGGGGGCCGTCCGGCTTTTTCATGTACGACGGCTTCGTGCGCCCGCTCAAGTGCGACGTGCTCGATTACGTGACGAAGAACCTCTCGCAGCAGCAGCGCTCGAAGGTGTACGCCGTCGCTAACAACCAGTTCGGCGAGGTGTGGTGGTTCTATCCGAGCGCTTCCAGCAACGAGTGCGACTCGTATGTGTCATACAATTACCGCGAGGGGCATTGGTCCATCGGTAGCCTCGCGCGCACCGCCGGCACCGATCGCGGCGTGTTCAATTACCCCCTCATGGTCTCGCCTGACGGCTACGTCTACGAGCAGGAAGTCGGCGTCACCTACGACGGCGTGGAACCCTACGCGCGCAGCGGCCCTTTGGAGTTCGGAAACGGCGAGCGGCTGATGGTGGCCCGGCAGGTCATCGCCGACGAGAACGCGATGGGCTCCGTCTCGTTGCAGTTTATCAGCAAGTTCGCGCCGAACGGCGCCGAGACGACCAAAAGCTACACCATCGACTCCATCTACACCCCGGTGCGATTCACCGGGCGGCAGGTCGAGGTAAAAGTCACGGGCGCCGCGCCGGCGACGGACTGGCGCGTCGGCAACATGCGGCTCGAGGCCGTGGCCGGGGGTGAGCGGTGAGGGAGATAGAGGGCATCGAGCACATCGCGCCCTTCCGCGAGCCCATCGAGCGCGCGCTGGCCGAGGGCTACGGACAGATGAACTACCGCGACGTGCTCGAGGGCATCGCGCGCGGCGAGTACCAGTTCTGGGCGTCGAAGGATTCGTGCGTGGTCTCGACCATCGACGTCTTTCCGCGCATCAAGCAGCTTACCGTCATCATCGGCGCGGGCGACCTGCGAGAGATCGACGACGTGATACGCCCGGCCATCGAAGGATGGGCGCGGAGCATCGGCTGCGACACGATGCTGATCATGGGCCGCCCGGGCTGGCAGCGGGCGCTTGAGGGTTACAGACGCACCGCCGTGGTGCTTGAGAAGAAACTATGAGCAAGCTCTTTTCGTCCAAGAAGACCGAGAAGTCCACCACCGAGATCGACCCGAGGATCTACGACAGCGTGCTGCGGAACCTGCAGTTCGCCGAGCAGGTCGCGGCGATCCCGTACCAGCCCTACACCGGCCTCATGGTCGCGCCGTTCACGCGCGACTATATGGCCGGCGAGGCTGCGACGCGGCGCATCGCTGAGGAGGGCGGCTTCGTCCCCGAGGTGGAGGCGGCGGCGCGCAGCGCGCAGGGCCTGATGGGATTCCAGCCCGAGCGCGTCAGCGCCGGGCAGGTCGGGACGCAGTTCGGTGCGGCGCCCATTGGAACGTCTCTCGCCCGTGGCCCGGAGCGCGTCGGGGCGGGCGCCATCGGGACCACCTTCGGCGCGGCGCCCATCGGCGCGGAGCGCGTCGGGGCGGCGCTCGGCGGCGGGCCGCGCATGGTCGGCGCCGGGCGCGTCGGGGCGCAGTTTGCGCCCGAGCGTGTGGCCGCGGGCCAACTCGGGACCACCTTCGCCGCGCGCGAGATCGGCGGGCCGGGCGCAGCGCCCACGGCCGCCGCCGCCTCAGTTCTGGGGCGCGACATCGGCGCCTACATGAATCCCTACGAGCAGCAGGTCATCGAGGCCGGGCTCGGCGATATCAGCCGTGCCGAGGAGCAGGCGCGCGGCGGGCGCGCCGCCCGTGCCACCGCCGCCCGCGCCTTCGGCGGCTCGCGCGCGGCCATCGAGGAGGGCATCGCCGCGGGCGAGGCGGCGCGCGAGCGTAACCGCTTCGTGGCCGAGCAGCGCGCGCAGGGCTTCCGCGAGGCGGCGGCGATGCGCGAGGCAGACGTCGGCCGGCAGCAGCAGGCGGGGCTTGCCAACCAGGCGGCGGCGCAGCAGGTGATGGAGCTCGCCCAGCGCGGGCAGATCACGAACCAGCAGCGCGACCTCGAACTCTCGCGGCTCGGGCTCACGGCGGGACAAGCAAACATCGACGCGCAGATGCGCGCCGCGCTCGCCAACCAGCAGGCGCAGCAGGAGGCGCAGCGCCTCGGCCTCACGGCCGAGCAGGCGAACGTGCAGGTCGGTCTTGAGGCCGATCGCGCGAATCAGGCGGCGGTCGAGAACTACCAGCGCATGGGACTCACGGCCGAACAGGCCAACCAGCAGGCCGCGCTCGACGCCGCCGGGCGCAACCAGCAGGCCGCGCTTGAGGCGCAGCGGATGGGGAGCGGTGCGCAGCAGTTCAACGTGCAGCAGCAGCAGGCGGCGGCGCTCGCCAACCAGCAGGCCGTGCAGCAGTACATGCAGATGGGCCTGTCTGCCGAGCAGGCGAATCAGGCCGCCACGCTGGATGCACAGCGGATGGGCGCTGGGGCGCAGGAGTTCAACGTGCGCGCGGCGATGGACGCGGCAAGCGCCAATCAGGCGGCCGGGATGCAGGGCGCGCAGTTCCAGCTCGGCGCCGGGCGGCAGTTGGCCGACCTCGGCCAGACGGCGCTGCAGAACCGCTACGGGGCGGGTACGGCGCTGATGGGCCTCGGCGCGCAGCAGCAGAACCTGTTTCAAGAAATGCTCAACCGGCAGCAGGATGAGTGGCAGCGGCGGCAGCAGTACCCGCTCCAGCAGCTCGCCATCCGTCAGGGCGCGGTGTCGGCGTCGCCGTACAACGTCACGCAGACCGGGACCGTGACGAGCCGCCCGTCCTACTGGAACATGGCCGGTCAGGTGCTCAGTGCCATTCCGATGCCGGGCAGTTTTGGCTCCGATGAGGACATGAAGCGCGACGTGCGCGGCATCAAGAACCCGCTCGACAAGGTGCGCCGCCTCAAGGGCATCGAGTTCGAGTGGGAGAACGGCTACGGCTCCGAGGAAGGCGAGGACGAAGGCGGCGAGACAGACGCCAGCGTCTCGGCGCAGGACGTCGAGAAGGTCATGCCAGAGGCCGTCAGCCGCCGCGGCGACGGTATGCGGCAGGTCAGCGCGCCGCAGATCATCGGGCTGCTCACCGAGGCCGTGAAGGAGCTCGACAAGAAAGTCAGCGGCAAGCGCCGCGGAGGCGCGTGATGGACTGGCTCAACAAACTAAAGGGCCGTATGGGCAGCGCTAACGCCGCCATCGACGATGAAATGCTCAAGCGTTACGGCGAGCAATATGGCAAGGCTGGCGGCTTGCAGCGCGGCCTGATGCGTATCGCGGCGCAAGCGCCCGAGGGCGGCGAGGAGATGGACCTCAAGAGCACCCTCACCCCCAAGCTCGGTCAGCCCACCGGCGCAGACCCGCTTGAGATTTACCGCAAGCTGTATAGCACCTACGGCGGCCGCAAGACTCGCGGCCTCCTCTTCGACTGAGGACCACGACCATGGCAGAGAAGCCCAAGAAGCCCGGACTCTGGAGCCGCTACGTCGGCGGCCTGCTCGGGGAAGACTACGAGAACATGAGTCCCGAGGAGCGCCGCACGGCGAGTATGTCCGTGCTGGGCGCCATCGGGCGTAACATGGCCGGGGCGGGCGCCGGCGATCAGGCATTGGCGGGCATCCGCGCCAGCCGCGCCGCCGAGCGTGAGGCCGCCGGCCTCGCCCGCCGCCAAGCCGCCGCCGAGGCGCTGATGCCGCAGGTCGTGGGGCGCCTCTTCGGCGGCTCCGCCGGGCGGCTGGAGAGCCTTCCTGGCGGCGAGGGTGGCGAGCTGACCTCACGGTACCGCCAAGACCCGCGCAGCGCCACAGCGGCGCTCTACGGCTCTCAGGCGGGGCGTGACCTCGGCCAGATGGCCCCGGACCTCGCCAAGCTCGCCACCGAGGGCACCCTCGGGCGCACGGTGGGCGGGTCGGTGTACAACCCGCTCACGGGCGGGTTCACGGCGCCGCCGCAGCAGGCTGGCACGACCACCCTCTCGCCCGCCGAGGTGCGCCAGCTCGGCGCGCCTGCGGGGACCATCATCCAGCGCGACGCGAGCGGCAAGTTGAGCGTCCTGCCGGTGTCGCGCGCGGTCGCGGGCGGCGCTGCGCCGCGGGCGGCGGTGGGTGGTGGGGCGCCAGTGGCGCCGGGCGGCGCGGCCATGCCGCCGGGCATCCTGCCGCCGGAGCGGGCGCGCGCGCTCGGCTTCCGCGAGGGCTCGGTGGTCTACATCGACCCGAAGACGGGCAAGCCGCAGGTGCTACAGGCCGGCGCGGCCGGTGCCGCAGCGGCTGGCGCGCCCGGAGCACCCGGCGCCGGCAACGAGCGGCAGCAGTCCGGGCGCCAGATGACGCGCTCGGCGGCGCTGCAATACGCTGCCAACATCACCGGCGAACCGCTCTCGAAGATTCAGCGGATGTCCCCGGTTGAGATCGAGGACCTGATGCGGCGCAAGGGCGGCCGCGTGCTGCAAGGCGCTCCGGCCCGCATGCTGTCCGGGTTGCCGCTGGTCGGCGATTTCGGAAAGGCCGTGATCGAGTCGGCTAACGCCGACCTGATGGCCCCGGCCAATCAGGGCGGCGCTGGCATTGCAATGCAGCAGAATCCGACCGGGGCCATCACGGCGGCGGACGTGGACGCGGGTCGCGCGCAGTTCCCGAATGCCATGTACCCGATTAATGTGCAGGCCCAGATGATCCGCTCCATCCTGGAGCAGGGCGGGCAGGTCGAAGAGTACGACGAGAAAGGAAACAAGGTGCGCTGATGCCTATCCAAGTCCAGATGCCTGACGGCACCACGGCCCGATTCCCCGACGGCACTTCGCCGGAGGTCATCGAAAGGGTGCGGCGCGAGAAGGCCGCGGCTCTGCAGCGCGGCGCCGAAACTTCCGGCCGCACCGGCGTCCTGCCCACGGCCATTCAGGGCTTCGGTCAGGGCTTCACCTACGGCGGCGCCGACGAGCCCATCGCGGGCATCGAGGCCGCGGCTGGCGTGATGCCGTACCGGCAGAGCCTGGCCTCGCAGGCGGCCGAGCGCGAGGCCATGCGCCGCGCCAATCCGCTCACCTACGGCGTCTCCGAGCTCGCCGGCGCGCTGCTCTCGCCCAACCCGTTCGGCAAGGTCGGCGCGGTGACATCCGCATACGGGCGCCTCGGCCGCGAGGCAGCCATGGGCGGCGGCATCGGAGCTGCGCAGGGCGCGCTCGAGGCGCAGCCTGGCGAACGCCTCTCCGGCGCCGCAACGGGTGGCGCGCTGGGCGCCGTCGCAGCGCCAGTCGCCGGCGCGGTGGGCAGCCTCGCCCGCGGCGGCTCTGCCGTGATGGGCCGCGCCTTCAACCCCAACGAGCCGCGCATCGCAGCGCAGCAAGTACTCGGCGCCGTGCGCGAGTCCAAGACCGACATCCCGCGCCTCGAGAGCGACGTCGCGCTCACCTCGCCTGGAGAGACGGTTCCCTTCGGGATGCGCCTCGGGATGCCCGGCCAGCTCGCCACCGAGCGCGCCGGCATCGGCGGCGGCAAGGCCGCGGACATCACCCGCGAGGCGTCGCAGAACATCCTCGCCGAGTCCGGCGCGCGCACCATGAACATCGTCAACCAGATGACCGGCGGGAACCGCGAGTTCGCGCAGGACACGCTGGCGCGGCTCAAGCGCGCGCGAGACCGCAACGCGAGCGAGCTCTACGGGCAGGCGCGCGCGGTCGGCATCGTCCCCGACGAGGAAGTGGTCGAGATGATCGCCCGAGACCCGCTGACGCGCTCGCTCTACAAGCAGGCGCAGCTCAATGCGCTGAGGCAGGAAAACCTCAAGCTGCCAGACCTCTTCGACAAGGAAGGCAGCCTGATCGCCAACGCTTACCCGTCGGTGGCGTCGCTCGACTACCTGCTGCGCGCGCTGCGCGCCAAGAAGGACCAGGCATTCCGCGCTGGCAGCGTCAACGCCACCGGCATCAACGCGCTCTTCAAGTCGCTTGATGAAAAGGTCAAGGACTTGGTGCCGGAGTACCGCGACGCGCGCGCCAAGTTCTTTGAGGATTCCGAACTCATCAAGTTCTCGGAACTTGGGGAGCGATTCATCAACATGAGCGAGGCAGAGCGCAAGGTCGCCGTGCGCGGCCTGACGGTTGACCAGCTCGATCTCGTGCGCGACACCGCGCGCGACTCGCTGTTCAACCGGCTGGCCTCGGCGGATGACGCCGGGCTCGCGCGGATGCTGACCTCGACAAAGCAGAACCGCGACCTGCTCGGGTTCATCGCCACGACGCCGGAAGCGGCCGCTCGCGCGGCGCTACAGATCCGGCAGGAGCGCCAGCTTCAAGAGTTCGCCCGCAACATCAATCCCAACATGGGGTCGCGCACGGCGCGCACGCAGGCGGCGGCAGGACAGGGCGTGGACCAGCTCGCAGCCGCAGAGCAGGCCATGCAGTTCGCCGCGGGTGGCCCGGCGGCGCGGGTGATGACCATCCTCAACCTCGCCGGCGGCCGCCTGCGCGGCCTCACCCCAGAGGTGCGCGCGGATATGGCGCGGATGCTGACGACGGTCAACCCGGAGCAGCAGAGGCGCATCCTGGAAAGGCTCAAGGTCGAGGACCAGCTCCTGATGCGTGAGGAGATCGGCCGCGCGCAGCGGCGTCTCGGGGACGTGCAATTCGGGGCCAAGGTGCCGGGGCTTCTCTCGACCGAGGATTGAGGCTACACTCGCCGCACCCAAACGGGAGGCGCAGCCAATGTCCAAGCAGGCACCCGCCCGCCGCAAGACTGACCGCACCAGCCGCCATGAGCGGCTGCAGATCCCGCGTCGGTTCCAGTTGCACGGTCATCAGCTCACCGTGCGCATCCTGCCGCGCACCCGCTGGCCGCACCCCAAAGACACCGTCGGGATGTACGACCCGACCTGTCACCGCATCGACCTGCGCGGCGATCAGGGGGACACCGAGCTGCAGCAGACCTTCTGCCACGAGTGGGCACACGCCTTGCTCGATGAAATGAACCATCCACTGACACACGATGAGGTCTTCGTGGACAACTTGGCGAGCCTGCTTCACCAGTCCCTGACCACCTTCGACTCTGGAGCAAAGCCGTGCCGCTGACCGCATCGGATCAAGAGTTCATCGCCGCTTGGCAACGCCTCAAGAAAGCCTCGGCAGTATCCAAAGCGCTCGGCATCAACATCCGCAACGTCTACAGCCGCCGCCGGTCGATGGAGGCGAAATACGGCATGGCGCTCGAGGCAATCAACCCGATCCGCGGCACGGGAGAGCAGAGCCTCGCCGGACGCCGCGCCAACGCCCTCGCCGCAGAACGCGCCGAGAAGTACGAGGGCGAGATGCACGACACCATCACCGACGGCGTGGTGCTCGTGGCCTCCGACTGCCACTACTGGCCCGGCATCGTCACCGTCGCGCATGAGGCGTTCTGCCGTCTCGCCAAGGCGCTCAACCCCGCGATGGTCGTGCTCAACGGCGACATCCTCGACGGCGCTCGCATCTCGCGGCACCCGCGCATCATGTGGGAACAGCAGCCGCAGCTGAAGGACGAGATCCACGCCGTGCAGGATCGGTGCGCCGAGATCGAGCGAGCGGCAGGCAAGGCCAAGCTCGTGCGCACGATTGGTAACCATGACGCACGTTTCGAGAACTACCTCTCCGGCCGCGTCTCCGAGGTCGAGGGCATGCCGGGCTCGACGCTGCTCGACTTCCTGCCCAAGTGGCGCGCCGGCTGGGCGCTGCACCTCAACGCCCGGACGGATGGGTGGACCTGCATCCGGCATCGCCCGGTCGTCGGCGGCATCCACGCCGCCATCAATTCGACCCTCAAGGCGGGCGTCTCCTACGTCCACGGCCACCTGCACCAGCTCAAGGTCACGCCCTGGGCCGACTACCGAGGCCGTCGATACGGCGTGGACACCGGCACGATGGCCGACATCACCGGCCCGCAGTTCACCTATGTCGAGGCGGGGCCGGTCAATTGGGCGAGCGGCTTCGCGGTGCTCACGTTCCGCGAGGGACGGCTCCTTCCGCCTGAGATCGTGGTGGTGGACAACGGGACGGCGTGGTTCCGCGGCGAGGCGGTCTAACGCTTCCTCGGGTCCACGCCGGCGAGCAGCGAGGCATACCACAGCAGCTTCTTGGCGTCCTGGTCGAAGCTGTCCTTCAGCCCGAGCCGCCAGTTGTACTTCGCCACCTGCCCGCGCAGATACCCGCGAAACTCCGTCGGCGAGAGCTGCGCCTCGATGGCGTCGATGCACTCGATGCAGCCGACGCGGTAGTGGGCCGGGTTGATCGGGTCGCTCATAGACGATCCGAGAAGACGAACGCCAGAATAACGCCCAAGGCGAAAACGCCGAGGACGGCGTACACCCCGAGCGCGATGTTAAGCAGAAACTCTGTCACGACATCACCTCCAGTTCTCCAAACCACGTTTGAGTCAGGGACCAGCGCAGGGCAACAGGCGCCGACTCGCCAGACCTGCTCCCGGCAACGGACTGGCCACAATGGCCGCAGGTCACGCGCCAGTCAGCCCCGACCTTCGCGCTAATCTTCTCGGAATTTCCCGCGAAGTCTTGCAGGAAGAAGCGGTGCTGACAGCAGCTCACGACATCACCTCCACGATCAAGATACAGAACAGCAGCACAACCGACGACACGATGAGCGCATCGCGCAGCAGCCGGAAGAAGGCGTCGAAGTCAGGTGGCTTTTCCATCGCTCCCCCTCGCACGGATGGCCTCGGCGCAGTCTCTCGCCGTCATCGGGTTGGCGTAGTTGTCCACGCTGTCCAGTATCCGCGCACACGCCTCCCGCTCGGCCTCGACCGCCTTTCGCAGCGCCACGCACCCCGGCCTGTCGCATTCGGGGTGACAGGAATGGATAGAGTTGACGGTCATGCGCTCCCGCTCGGCTGCTGCGACATATTCCGCATACCGATAACGCGCATAACTATCCCCGGCTTTGATTGACTCATTCACGGATCTATTCCAGAGCGTGTCTAGTTCCTCGCGTGTCATGTCTTGTCCTCCGTGATCGTAAAAG